TGATGGTCTCCCATACGGGCGATTTGGCCGTCGATTTTGGTCGAAAAGTGCGAAATATCATCGCAGACCCACGGTACGCATCGATCTTCCCCGGAATCACCCTCGCTGCTGACTCAAAAAGCGCTGGCAGATGGTCAACGAACCACGGAGGGGAGTATTTCGCCACTGGTGTGGGTGCTGCACTGGCTGGACGGGGTGCTGACCTGCTATTGGTGGACGATCCGCACTCGGAACAGGACCTTTTGGCGGGTAATTTCGAAGAACTGGAGAAAACCTACCAGTGGTTTGCCTTTGGTGCACGTACACGTCTGATGTCAGGTGGTCGGATAGCTGTAATTCACACCCGGTGGCACCAAGACGACCTCATTGGGCACCTGATAAAGGATGGTGCTAACAACCCCAGGGCAGACCAGTACGAAGTGTTTGAATTCCCTGCCATCATGACGGTGAAAAAGCCTACCGACGATGGTGAAGAGGTTACCGAGAAAGCACTTTGGCCTGAGAAGTTCGACCTAGAAGCGCTTGAGCGCACCAAAGCATCGATGCCTGCGTTCCAGTGGAACGCGCAGTACATGCAGAACCCTACCGGGGAGCAGGGTGCCATCATCCAGCGTGATTGGTGGAAGCCGTGGAAGAAAGACGACCCACCATCCTGCGAATACATCATCATGGCCCTGGACGCAGCGGCGGAAAAGAACAACCGCGCTGACTTCACAGCCTTGCTGACCTTCGGTGTGTTCAGTGATGACAACCTGACGGACGGTGCGTCGCACATCATCCTGCTGAACGCTATAAACACCCGCGTTGAGTTCCCAGAACTCAAAGATCTTGCCATTCGTGAGTGGAAAGAGTGGGACCCCGATGCGTTCATCGTGGAGAAGAAATCCAGCGGCACGCCACTGTTTCAGGAGCTTCGGCGCATGGGCATCCCCGTGCAGGAGTTCACGCCGCATCGGGGCACCGGGGACAAGATCGCCCGTCTGAACGCCGTGTCTGACATCCTGCGCTCAGGGATGGTCTGGTATCCTGAAGGACGCCGTTGGGCTGAGGAAGTGATCGAGCAGTCTGTCGCGTTCCCCTACGGGTCGCATGACGACATGGTGGACTGCCTGAGCATGGTGCTGGCAAGATACCGGCAGGGCGGGTTCATCAGACTGCCAACGGACTACCGGGACGAACCGTCCTATCGCAACCGCGTTACGTATTACTGAAAGAACCTGACATGGCAACGAACTTCGACCCCGCGATGATGCCCCTTGACACTGCCCTCATGGGCGATGAGCCCGCCATCGAGATTGAAATCGAGAACCCGGAAGCTGTCAGCATCGGCATCGACGGCTTAGAAATTGACCTCATGCCGGAACCTGAGACTGCGGACACATTTGACGCAAATCTTGCGGAGTACATGGACGAAGGTGAGCTTCAATCCCTGGCTTCTGAGTTGATTGACCTCGTAGATGCGGACATCAACAGTCGCAAAGACTGGACAGATATGTTTGTCAAGGGCCTAGAAGTCCTTGGCATGAAGTACGAGGAGCGTACTGAGCCCTGGAACGGGGCTTGTGGGGTGTATTCGCCTCTTCTGACGGAAGCCGCGATCCGTTTTCAGTCGGAAATGATTACCGAGACCTTCCCGGCGCAAGGTCCGGTCAAAACTCAGATCATTGGAGCGGTTGACCGGCTGAAAGAAGAGGCAGCAGAGCGGGTTCGTGATGACATGAACTACATGCTGACCGAGCGGATGATTGACTACAGGTCCGAGCATGAGCGGATGCTGTACTCCCTTGGCCTTTCTGGTGCGGCGTTCAAGAAGATCTACCCGAACCCCAGCACAGAACTGCCTGCGGCTCCGTTTGTCCCGGCTGAAGACCTTGTGATGCCCTACGGGGCGTCAAATGTGTACACCTCAGAGCGTGTGACCCATGTCATGCGCAAAACTGAAAACGAGATCAAGAAACTACAGGTAGCAGGTTTCTACAAAGACGTAGAACTGGGTGAACCTGTCAGGTTTTTCACTGACATTGAGAAGAAAAAAGCCGAAGAGCAAGGGTATACCCTTACCGACGATGATCGGTATCAGGTATTGGAGATCCACGTAGACTGGGACATGCCGGGGTACGAAGATGAAGTTCCTTTGCCGTATGTGGTCACGGTCGAAAGAGGCACCAACACCGTCCTGTCCATCCGACGAAACTGGAACGAAGACGACGACAAGAAACTCAAGCGACAGCACTTCGTCCAGTACACGTATATTCCTGGTTTTGGCGCTTATGGTCTGGGTTATATCCACCTTATTGGTGGTTATGCTCGCGCAGGCACTTCCATCATCCGGCAATTAGTGGATGCTGGCACCCTGTCCAACCTGCCGGGTGGTCTGAAGTCTCGCGGCCTTCGGATCAAGGGCGATGACACACCGATTGCTCCGGGTGAGTTCAGGGATGTGGACATTCCTTCGGGGAGTGTGCGTGACAACATCATGCCGCTTCCTTACAAGGAGCCGAGCCAAGTTTTGGCGGCTTTGCTCCAGTCAATTACTGAAGACGGACGAAGGCTTGCGTCGGTAGCGGACCTCAAGGTCAGCGATATGAGCGCCCAGGCTCCTGTTGGGACAACGCTGGCAATTTTGGAGCGGCAACTCAAGACAATGAGTGCTGTCCAGGCGCGGGTTCACGCTTCGCTTCGGATGGAGTTCAAGCTCCTCAAGGGCATCATTCGGGATTTCCTGCCTGCGGACTATTCCTACACGCCGGAGGGTGGTGATCGGTCGGTCAAGCAATCTGACTACGACCTTGTTGAAGTAATTCCCGTGAGCGACCCGAACGCCGCCACGATGGCGCAGCGGATCATGCAGTACCAAGCTGCACTGCAACTGGCTCAAGGTGCCCCGCAGATTTACGACCTTCCTCAACTTCACCGGCAGATGCTTGAGGTGTTGGGTATCAAGAACGCCGAGCGGTTGGTAGCAGTTCCGGAGGATCAGAAGCCTCAAGATCCGGTGACGGAAAACATGAACGTCCTGAGGGGGAAACCTCTCAAAGCGTTTGCGTATCAAGACCATGATGCGCACTTGATGACGCATCAGTCGTTTATGCAAGATCCTAAGGTTATGTCTACTGTAGGACAGAACCCAATGGCTCAAGGGATGATGGCCGCGCTCATGGCTCACATTGCAGAACACGCTGCATTTGCGTACAGGGCTCAAGTGGAGATGTCGTTGGGTGTACCTCTGCCCGCCTTGGATGACGAGTCAAATGCACCGATAGCACCTGAAGATGAGAAGGCCCTAGCTCCGCTGATTGCCGCAGCCGCTCAGAGGACGATGGTGCAGAACCAAGCAATGGCCGCGCAACAACAGGCACAGCAGATGGCCCAAGACCCGACGTTACAGATGCAGCAAGCTGAGTTGCAGTTGAAGCAAGCCGAGATGCAACGTAAAGCTCAAAACGACCAGATGGACTTCCAAATTGCGCAGCAAAAGCTGCAACTTGAAGCGCAACGGCTACAGCTTGAGGCCCAGAAGAATCAGGGCGAAGACCCCCGGCTAAAGGCCATGAAGGCTCAACAAGAACTTCAGCAGAAGGAACAGATTCACCAACAAAAGATGAGGCAGCAAGTCCAGTCCGATGCGATCAAAACTCGGCAGCAGATGATGCGAACTCAACGAAATAAGGAGTAACCATGACTACTGCGTTTGACGTAGTTATCAAAGAACTGGAAGAGCGCCGCGAAACCATCGCGCAGGCGCTTATCTCAGGTGCAGCAAAGGATTTTGCTGAGTACAAATTCATGACGGGTGAAATCCAGGGTCTTTCACGTGCTCATGCCTTCATAACCGACCTTGTGCGAAAGATGGAAAACGACGATGAGTGAACTACTTCTGAGCGACGGCCAAAACACAACCGTGTTGCCGCAAACTGATGAGGAAAAGGCCCGACAAGTGCCTGATCCGGTGACCTACCACTTGCTCTGCGTTCTGCCTAAAGCGGAAGAAGCGTACGAAAGCGGTCTGGTCAAAGCAGGGCAGACCATGCACTTTGAAGAAGTGTTGAGTCCAGTTCTGTATGTCGCCAAGATGGGACCAGACTGCTACAAAGATCCACTGCGCTTCCCCAGTGGGCCTTCGTGCAAAGTCGGTGACTTTGTGCTGGTTCGACCCAATTCTGGTACGCGGCTAAAGATCCACGGTCAAGAGTTCCGCATCATTAATGATGATTCGGTTGAAGCTGTTGTGCAAGATCCGAGGGGGATCAAGCGTGGATAACGATGAGTACCACACCTACGGCATAACCGACGATTTTGCTTGGTACGAACTGACTGCGATGAAACATACGTTGCAGCAGTTGACGTCTCGTTTTGAAAACATGGAGCGAACTTTGAAGTCTCGTTCTGTTGATCAAGGCCAATACCTTAATTACCTTGAAGGCAAGATCCGCATGCTCAAAGCACTCGTCCCCCAAGACGCAAAGGAGTAACACATGAACGAATTTAAGTTCCCCGATGAGGTGGAAAAAGAAAAGCCCGTCGAAGAAAAGCTGGAGATCGAGATCGAAGGCGACACCGAGATTGAGGTCGTAGACGACACGCCTGAGCAGGACCGTGGGCGCAAGCCCATGAAGGAAGCCCCTGCGGAGGTCACGGACGACGAACTGGCGCAGTACTCCGAAGGAGTAAAGAAGCGCATCCAGCACTTTTCCAAGGGATATCACGAAGAGCGCAGAGCCAAGGAATCTGCGCTGCGTGAACGTGAAGAAGCAGTGCGCCTCGCTCAGAACCTCGTAGAAGAGAACAAGCGCCTACAGGGCAGTTTGGGCCAAGGCCAGCAGGCTTTGCTTGAACAAGCAAAGAAGGTTGTTGCCAACGAGGTTGAATCAGCAAAGGCAAAGCTCAAAGCCGCGCATGAGGCAGGTGACACTGAAGCGTTCATTGAGGCGCAGGAAGAACTGACAACCGCTAAGATCAGAGCAGAGCGTGTCAACAATTTCAAGCCCCAGACTCCTCAGGCAGTTGCACAAGCCCCCGCATCTGTGGTACAACCCGCTCCACAGCCTGAGTATGTGCCTCAGATCGACACCAAAGCCAGAGCGTGGCAAGAAGCCAATTCCTGGTTCGGGGCCGACAAAGAGATGACGGCGCTTGCTCTTGCGGTACATGAGAAACTTGTGGAAAGCGGGGTCAACCCAACAAGCGACGAGTACTACGAGAAGATCAATTCCCGTGTACGCAGTGTTTTTCCAGATGCGTTCCACTCGGAAAAACGTAAGTCGTCGGTTGTGGCACCCGCCACGCGCAGCGTAGCGCCTAGAAAGATCACGCTGACGCAATCACAAGTTCAAATCGCCAAGCGGCTCGGACTGACCAATGAGCAGTACGCCCGTGCGGTAGCGGAAGAAATGAGGAAACAAAATGGCTGAACCCAGAATCCCCCGTGAATTTGACACTCGTGCAAAGGCTGAAAGGCCCAAGCAGTGGATGGTTCCTGATGTGCTTCCCCATGTAAATGAGGAGCCTGGATATGCCATGCGTTGGATTCGGGTCAGTACCCTCGGGAACGCCGATCCTCGCAATGTTTCCATGAAACTTCAAGAGGGCTGGGAGCCCGTCAAGGCCAGTGATCACCCAGAGACGTATGTTGCGGAGACCGGCGCGGGCCGTTTCCCGGACAGCATTCAGATCGGCGGGCTCATGCTTTGCAAAACACCGAAGGAGTTCACTGAGCAACGGAACGCCTTTTATCAGCGTCAAGCTGATGGGCAGATGGCGTCAGTGGACAACAACTACATGCGCGAGAGTGACCCCCGGATGCCTCTTTTCCGAGAGCGCAAGTCTGAGGTGTCGTTCGGAC